CTTTATCTAAGATACGTAGTCAGATGTTTTCAAGAATGAAAGCAGACTTGAAAGCATTAGTGGAGTATGAATTTGAATTTTAAATAAAAAATAAAATTTATAATAAAATTTATAATAAAATTTATAATAAAATTTATAATAAAATTTATATTTTTTTATTTTATTTCAATACTACACTTCCTGGTGGTAAACAATAAACTAAAGCCTCATACAATAACATACCTTGTTTTGCCGTAAAAGTTTTATAACCACGTGAAACCAAACAACCTTCATGATCCCATCTTAGTTGTCTAATTTTTTTATTTGCATCTGTATATCCTCTATAATCTTTTTCCCATTGTTCTTCAGGAATATCAATTTGAAACCCACCTTCGGCTCTCTCTAATCTTTTTAAAGGAAGTTCCCCTTCCTCTTTATGAGAATTATAATAATCCAAAATCGGTTGATAGTTAATCGTCTCAGGTAATACTTGGATTGTCATCTCTATTTTAATTATTAAATACTTTTATAATTAAAAGAATTTCCAATTTCAATTTTTTTTAATATTAATATTTTATATAAAATGAAGAAGAATTATAAGATTATTTTAATAATTGTTGCGTTAATTATTGTTTTAGCGTTTTTTTATTTTTCAAGTGGTTATTTTGAGAATTACGATAATTCCAACTACAAATTTATTACAAAAGGCACATGCGCGTCCCATAACTTACAAGATTTGACAAATAATGACTGTTCCAGATATTTCCAAAGTTCAAATTATAACATAACTGGAGCCGAACATGGACCTCCAGGTTGTTGGTTAGTTTTAGGTAAATCACTAGATGGTGTTTTGAAAGGTAATCCACAATTCGCAGGAAAGGGATTTGGATGCTGGTCTCAAAACAAAAGTGATGGCAAACAATGTTCGCCTGATTTCCCTTGTGTGTGTAAATAAAATATTATATTTTATATAAAATAAACATAATATTTTTTAGTTATTAAAATTTTTTAAATTATTTAAACACTTGGAAAACTTGGTTGCATTGCAATTCCACAAATTCCAGCATCATTTGTAGATTCAGAACGACCAATCTTTACATAACCATTTTGTCCCCATGATTCAGACCAACTATTCTTTACTAACCAATACTTTTGCCCGCTTTCTTCACCATAACCTACAATTAAAACGCCATGATCCAAATTGGTTCCACAGCTAGAAGATGTAAGCACACCACTGGAATAAGATTGAAAATAACGAGTATCAGCTTCAATTGCAATTGCAACAGGTTGTTGAGCGACAGCAGCCTTCAAAGATAGTTGATCGTTTGGCTTGACATCCGAACAAGAAGAAAGATGGGCTACTGACGTGCATTTTTGACAAGCTCCTGATTTTCCACTGCCTGAAGTATAAGGATAAGCCGATAGAGAGCATTGTCCGTGTTCGATAACATATTTAAACGCACCTTCCATCTGGCCGCCCGAACATCCGTGTGAACCATATGATACACCAGTGGCACATTCCACTAATTGCTCTTCAGATAAATCAACTAGCTTACCTGTAGAGATAGCCCATGCACCTTCAATAGCACCAGTTGCAGAAAAAGTCCAACAAGATCCACATTGTCCTTGGTCTTTAACAGAAGTAACAGCACCTAAAGTTCTCCAATCAATAACAGAAGGAGTTCCTGATGCACTACTAGAAAAGGATTTACAACCATATGAACCAACTTGAGTTTTCAATCCACTCGCATACAAAAACTTGAACTCCTCAGGGGTTAAATCGGTAAATTGATTGATACCCATGGTGAAGTTTTGACCTATATCCAAGTTATGTGAATCAATGATACGCAAATTCTCGCGGAAAATACGGAATCTATTCACCTCCTCTTCAATAGTTTTATAATCCTTTAAAAACAAACTTCTAAAATGCTTGAATCTTTCAAATTCATAGTCAGAACCGTCTAATAAGGTTCCACGAAGACCAATTTCAGAAGATGCGAATACTGAAAAGAGAGAAGTAATAAAAAATAGAACTTTAAACATCCTATATACTTAATATAGAATAAAGTTTTTATTATGTTTTAACAAATATAATAACAACAAATATAATAACAACAACTTATTGATTAAAGTACTCAGTCACATTATAATCCAAATTTATTTCTAAATTCTTCTGGCGTCATAATAGGTATTCCCAGCTTCTTTGCTTCCAAAGTTTTACCTGTATCATCATCTAAATGCTTAACTAAAACTAAGAATGTTTGTTTTGATACACTGGTGCCTAGCTTACCCCCCACATTTTTAATTATATCTTGAATGTCTTGATCTCTGAAACCAGTCATAACAATGGTCTTCCCAAATAAAGGATGACTAGTATCAAGAACCTTTTTTGTATATGATAGTTTATTTTCCAAACCACATTCTTGGATAAATTGAATAAAATTAGGTATTCTCTCTACAAATGCTTCAGCTGTCTTTGTTGCCATGCCTTTAATAGCTGCAACTTTTTCTACTTTTTTTGTAACTGATTCATTAGATAACAATACATCAGGATAAGAATCCATAATCAATTCCAATCTCTTCTCACTAAATCCTCTACCAAATAAATTACTTGCTGACATAATTTGGACGAGAGAAGCCGAATCTAACTTCTCTCTAATTCCATTATACAACTTGGTTGCTGTTTTCTCTTTAAATCCTTCCACCTTGAGAAAATCAGCTACACTCATATTTAAAATCTTCGGAACACTATCAAACCCAGCTTCCACGATGCGTGCTATATTTCCCGAGCTCAACCCTTCCACTCCAATTCCCCGAAAGAAGCCAGTAATAACTTTCTCTCTAACTGTTTCATCTGATTCTAAATCCTCAATCATAATATCCACATGAGTATCGTTCCATTTATAAGGAATTAACGGCATTTTGGCTTCTTCGGCTGGTATAATCACTTTACGAATATGAGGAATAACATCACCACTACGTATTAACTCAATTAAAGCACCAATACCAACTTTATTATCATTGATAAACGAACCATTGAATCCCGTCGCGTACTCAATACGCACACCACCTAAATTAATAGGCTCAATTTGGACGCGCGGTTTTAAATACCCATCTTTACTTGGAGTCCAAATTACATCCACTACTTTTGCTTCCGCAATTTGGTCGGATAACACCATCTTAAATGCAAACGCGTGTTCTGGATTTCCTGTTTTTCTCTCGTATACATTATCATCAGTAACAATTACTCCATCAATTTCATAGACATAATTCTCTCGCCAATCTACAAGTGTTTTTGATAATAATTCATTGGATAAAACATTTTCAGACTTCCAAAGAACTACTTCTATATCCAATTTAGAGAGAAGACTTAACTGCATTGATGGTTTTTTTATAGGTTTTATAAGCTCGTATGCAAGAAAATGTAAATCTTGTACTACCTCAGTATTTATACTCTTGTGATTTATAATTCCTGCTACCATATTTCGACCATTTGCAAATTTCCCCTTATATTTGGTATCAAATACTGCTTTTGGAATAATAAATTCACCGCGAATAACTAGATCCTTTTTCGTAGGAAGACGTAAATAAGGTATAAGATGACTAATATCTTGCCCCACCTTACCATCACCTCTTGTATATAACTTTGGTGTCGCGCCTTCTGTAGTATATAGACCACTCACACCATCTAATTTACAAGATAATACATAAGGACCTTTAAACTTTGACGTCCACGTTGCAAGAGCATTTGTATCGGGTTTTATTTTATCCATAGAAGCCATAAGATAGGGTAAAGCAACTTTATTTCTTGTTACAGGTGCGCCCACTTGTGTAACAACTTGGTTGCTAGGGTATTTTTCTTCAATATATTCTTTTATAATATCATATTGATTATCAGTAAGAATAGGCTCTTCATTGAAATAAGCTTTTGTAGCTTCTCTCAAAATAGAAGATAATTGTTCTTCGTTAAATTGTTCTAGAACAGAAATACCATTCTTTTTAAATTGTAAGACCATTTTTTTTACATTTTCATCCACTTTGTATTTACTATAAAATTCATCTTCTGAATCAGAATCAATATCATTTTGAATTATTATTTTTTTCTGTTTTTGTTCTATGATTTCCTTTTTTTTTAAAGTTTTTTTAACCTTTTTTAATGGTTTTGGTTCTTCATTTATTTGCATTGGTTGTATTGGTTGCATTGGTTGCATTGGTTGTATTGGTTGTATTGGTTGTATTGGTTGCATTTTTTCTACAGCTCTACCATCTACACGTTCAATAGGTGCTTTATATACAAGACCCAAGAAATCAAATATATCCTTTTCCAAAGTGAACTGATGTGCTACCTTTTCACCCTTCTTCTTTGACTCCATATTATAGAGCCCGTGTTCGTTCATAGTATATCCTTCCCCAAGCGCTACATGTCGCATAACTGTATTGAAAATTTTACTTCCAGTAAAGTAGAGAATTGCAAATGGAAATTCTTCCAAACTTGTATATAAGAAATCTACACGACGCGCCGAATCAGAAGACGGAATTTTTGCAATAACTAAACATTTGGTTGGACCTCTAGAGAGAACTTCCAAAATAATTTTCTTTTTTATTAATTCATCTATGAAATTTACAAATACACGAGGATTATCTGATGTAATTATCATGTCAATATCTCCTGAGCTCAGAGCACCACGGCGATAAGATCCGACTATTTCAAAGTGTGAATTAGGAGTTGCAACTTTATTAAACTCACCTGCAAAAATTGCTTCGTACTGTACTATTTCTGAACGCGGAATTCGTTTTAAAATATCTTCATAATATTGAAGACCGACACGCTGCACGTCATTTAACATTTGTTGGTTCTCTCTAAGGGCCGCTATATTGGTAATACCCTTTTCAACTAGTTCTTTGGCTTTCTTAGGTCCAATTCCGTATACATCTGCCAAAATATTCACTGGATTTGATTTCTCTCTCTCTAAAACCTTCAAGGTACCAGTACTTACATATTCATTTAACTTTTCTAAAATGGTTGGACCTATACCTGGTAGTCCTTTTAGATCATCTGGACTTAAAATATCTTTTGGATAAGCCATTATTGTTTCTTGTGCTTTTTGATAAGCACGTGCACGAAATGGTTCACC